CCTGGAGTGCCCGGACTACGATTCATACGACATCATCTGGATGTACCGGCCGTTCCGTGATCGCGAACTCCAGGACAGGCTTGAGAAGAAGATCTTCGCTGAGATGAAGCCCGGTGCGATCCTTGCTGGTGGCGCGTGGGAGAACCATCCGCCGAATGACTGGGAAATCGTGATCGATGACTGGGAAATCAGGCGAGGTGCCTGGCAAAAAAGGTAATTTCCCACGGAATAATACAGTCGTGTTACCTGTTACTATCCTCGTGACTACAATTGATCCAAGACCCGGCTGGACGGACTACTTCTTTCGCCTGGCTGAAACAGTGTCGGTACGAGCTGACTGCACCCGGCGCAAGGTCGGCGCTGTAATCGTTGACTCAGACAACCGCGTAGTTTCGACTGGCTACAATGGGGCACCTCCTGGCGAGAAAGGCTGCCTGTCTGAAGGAGCGTGCCCGCGCGGTAGACACTTCAAGGTTATTGCTGCTGATCCCGTAGCGGACTCTGAGATCCCTTACAAATGTGCCTGCGGGTCGTCATGGCCATGTGAGGAGTTCGTCGCTCCTGGGTCGAGTTATGACACGGGAAAGGGCAGTTGCGTGGCGGTCCACGCCGAAAGTAACTGCTTGCTATTCTCTCGTACCTCCGTTAAGGGAATGTGGCTTTACTGCACTGACGAACCCTGCGATGGATGCACTAGACTTATGAAAGCAGCTCAATTGCAAGGGGTCAGATGGCCCGGAGGAGAGTACAAGTTCAGTGGCTAAGACAGTGATGGTAGACGATCAGGTGCTTCTGCCTGGCACTATCGGGCTTACCCAGATCTCAGGCGAGGTCGGCAAGCTTATTCGCATCGGGCAGTGGCTCAACGGCAACGGTTACGCCAACTACCAGCACGCTTTTGTTTATCTCGGCAACGGCGAACTCATTGAGGCAGAACCCGGCGGTGCCCGCATCAGACCCGTCACGGAATATGCCGACGTCTACTGGTGTACCAACATTGCGAAGCAGTTCCACGCGGGGAACCTACAGCACGCAGCTGATATTGCACGGGGCTTTGAAGGTATTGGATACTCCTTTATCGATTACTTCGCGCTGGCGCTGCACAGGTTCCACGTACCGATCCCGCTTCTGCGCAAGTACATCGAATCAACGAAGCATCAAATTTGTAGCCAGCTATGTGACAACGCTTACGAAGAAGCTGGCCTGAAGCTATTCCACGACAAGAGATGGGCCGGAGATGTCACGCCGCTCGGCATCTATGACCTAGATCAGTCGCTAATCGTCAAGAGCTTACGCTCACCACCTCCAGGCTAAAATCGGATACATGGCAATGGAACCGTTCACCTACGACGTAGAAAGCATCACCCTGTCTCCTGACGAGATGTGCAACTACGCGGAGGCAATCCTGAACCTTTGCCATGTCGAGATTCAGCACGAGCTTAGTGACCTGCTGGCTAATGTCTACGGAGTTTCAGACACTACCCAGCAGGATCGTGCTCAGCTAATGGCCCGGAAGATGTGGAGGACGGTAGTCCGGACATGATCAGGCGATTTCAGTACCCGTTCTGGCCCGCTGAGACCAATGCGATAACGGCCCTGTTCGGCCAGTGGTCAGAGGCGAACAGTGAGCGCTCATTCACTATCAAAACCCCTGAGGAAACCGGCCTGCGCTACGGGCTGGTGAACGCCTACGAGGACGTGCCGGGAGACCTGCCGGAGTCCGAGCTCATCGCAGTGGCTACCTCGGCACGCGAATTTTATTCTTTCGTCAATAGCCCCAGCGCTGTCAGGAAGGCCTAAGATGTAGCCAGTAGTTCGTCTCTCAGGGAGGTGGTCGCGATGATTAAGATCGGCTGTGACCTGGGAGGTGATCCGGTCTGATCTCGATTGAAGACCCTCAGTCTACGGGCTGGGGGTCTTCATGGTTCTTGCGGTGCGTTTTAACCCGGTGGCAATTCGCGCAACGCACGTCACATTTGGAGAGTTCAGCAAGGACGCTCTTCCAGGAGTGATTGACCATCTCCGATACGCCCTTAACCTTCGCACTGGGGTCTGTATGGTCTAGGTCCAGGGCTACGGCAGAACCACGGTACCCGCAATCTATGCAACCGCGCTCAAGCTTGTAGGCGTCGATGGCCCTGCGGCGCTTATCCCTGCGTTCGGTGTGATAAACGATGCTGCGGTCGTACAGACGTCTGAGCGCATCCTCAGTGAGACACCTAGTGGCAGTACTATGCCCAGCAGGTCTCGCACAGTAGCCCCGGGATACGGGCATCCATTTACCGCAGCGCGGGCGGTCCGACTCTTTCTTCAGAGCCATCGCTTGTCAGTTCTCCCAGTCACCTACACATACTACTTGGTGTAGACCTATGCAGGCTCTAGCTGTGTGAGCAGTCGTGATGTACCTGTGACTGAGCATCCCTTCAGTGAGGGACAATGGAACGTAACTAGGTGCTGCCGTAGACTTAGCATAGCGCGCAAATAAAGGAGTCCTTCGTGTCTTCAACCGTCCTATGGGGCAGCTCTGACCAGCAGAATACGCTCACGCAGTCGTTCCAGGTTAACGGTGTCTCAACTGACCCTACGGCTGTTTCGTGCATCGTCACTGATCCGTCAGGCACTGTAACCACGCACACCTACAACGGGGCTTCTCCGGCTGACATCACGAGGACCAGCACCGGCAGCTACTCGCTTGTTCTGACCTGCCCGGGCTTCGGCCTCTGGAGCTACGTGTGGATCGGCACGGGCGCGGCAATGCAGGTACAGCCGGGCACTTTCCGAGTCTTCCCGTTGTCCGATGCAGCCATGGGCATGAACACCTGGTACTGCGGGATGGAAGAGCTCAAGTCGCGGCTCGGTTTCAAAGCCGGGGACACCAGCAGCGATTACGAAATCCAGCTCGCCATTCAGAACGCTTCCAACTGGGTCACCAACTACACCGGGCAGCACTTCTACCAGATCACGGAAGCCCGGACGTACATGCCCGCCAGCATCTGGGAACTGCCGATTGACCCTCTGGTGTCCGATCCGTCTGTGCTCACTAGCCTGTCTGTTGACCTGGACTATGACGGTGACGGGGTTTACGAGACCCACTGGACCCTGAACCAGAACTACGTGGTGAAGTTCGCTCCCAGCTATACCGGCGGGATGGACTCCTACAACATCAACTCTGCGGGTGTCCCCCAGCCGTACCGGCAGCTTCAGGCGCTCATGTCTAACAGCGGGCAGCAGGGCGGCGGGTGGCTGCCGTTCACCTGGCCGTACACGCACATGAATAGGGTCCGGGTGACCGGGACGTGGGGCTGGAATACAGTTCCCCCTAACGTGTCGCATGCCACTCTCATGCTCGCCGTTGACCTCTTCAAAAGCAAGGACGCGCCGTGGGGTATGGCTGGCCTGAGTGACCTGGGTATTGTTAAGGTGCAATCTAACCCGTGGGTCGTGGAACTGCTGAGAAATTACATCAATGTTAGGCGCAAGGTCGGAGTTTGATAGTACATAGAAGCTTAAGGATCAATGGTTTAGGGGTTTGAGATGTCGGTCACTCATGCCTGCCACTGGTTGCAAATTAACGGTCTGTGGGCTGCGGTTATTTCCTGGTTTGTATTCACCGGCCTTACAGCCTTGCTGGTTACGCGCCCTTACCTTAAGCATAAGCGCGTGCAGGCAGACATTGCTGATAGGCTTAATGCGCGGACACCCGGTGGTCTTCATGACATCGCGCTGCTGCTTGAGACAATAGTCGAGAAGCTGGACGGTGATGAACAATGAAGCTTGTTCTGCTGGGCAAGAAGCGCGCTCACGTGCTGGAATTCAGTTTCTCTACTGCACCTGTTCGCGAGGTTACTGGAGACGATGACGACGAGGAACAGGGCGAGCAGCTCCGTTACGATCCCCGCAGCACCGTGAACTCCAGCCTTGAACGACGTTCCGATATAGAGGACTCGTACGGGATGAGGCGATTCGGGTTCCATGGCAGCTAAGGGTAAAGGCGCAGTCAAGTCGCCGGTAAAGCCAGCAGCCAAGAAGGGCGCGACCACTGCGAAGGGAATGCAGTTGAGCTCGGCGCAGTGGATAGCTTATACCAAGGCGTACACTGCTACTTCTAACCGCCTCTATTCCCAGGCTACCCTTCAGAAAGCCGCTCGCAGATTCCGTCAGTACCGGCAGCAGTCCGCCTACGCGACACAGGCCAAACTCCGCGCCGTTAATGCGCAGACTTCCAGAGCAGCTATCGCGGCATATGCCACCAGGCAGTCCTACCGGCAGTCCATAGCAGGGCACCAGAACGCGGCACTGCGCAGGCGCGTGTACAACGACTACTATCACCACATGAACACGATCCTCGGGAGGCTCCAGTTCTCGCAGGCCGGTGAGAAGAAGTGGACCCACAGGGCCGTCATGCGTACGGTGGACATGCAGCAGGCGATCAGCCATCAGAACGCTCTCAGAGCTGCGGCTGCAAAGGCGGCGGCTGCCGGTACAAGGGCTCCTAGGCGTCGTAGTTACAAGACGCAGCTATCGAAACAGCAGGTAAACCAGATTAAGGCTGCTGCCAATGCTGCCGGGCTGAAGGCTGCCCAGAGCACTCCGAGTTCCCCTGTGCAGAAGCGTGCTACGGCGACCCGTGCAACGCCGAAGAATAATACGAGGGCCGCTCGGTCCAAGAAGGCTCCTGGTGTTCAGCCTAAAGCTCGGGGTGCGTGTGCCCCGCTACTCTCTCGTAACTGGCTGGGAAACGAGAACGAGCCTAATTGCGTAGCCGTGGCAATCGCTAACCATCTCAGGTTCCATACGGGAATCAAGCTTACGGAAGAGCAGACCGCACTTTTGTCCCGGATAACGGGCACAAATGTTGCGATTCCTGAAGCCTTCCGCAAACTGAAAGATATTCTTCAGTTTGGTAACCTTTACCTGAGAGAGTTCGGTGTACTCAGAATTGATGATCCTCTCACAGGGGCTATTGTCGGGTACGAATCTGAATACGGAGAGCACGCCGCGCTCGCTCTATCAGAAGAACTCGTGGCAAGCTGGGGCGGCATAACGCGCCGGGACGGTGCCGTAGAAGAGGCCTGGTGGGCAGAATGGGAAGTACGAGAGCAAGGATCTGGGCAGGGCTGGTAGTAGCAGCGATACTGTCGGCCTATTTCAGTCAGCACTATAACGGTCTTCTGTTCGCGCTGGGTCTTCATCCGTACCCCGCCGGTACCCCGTGGCCGTATCAATTGTGGTCTGGCTTTGTTCCCGCCCTCGCCATCACGTCCCTGTTCAGCGGGCTGGTAGCGCACTTCAAGACTAAGAACTGCCACGTGCACGGCTGCTGGCGGCTCGGTTCTTATCCTGCCGGTGACTACACGGTCTGCAAGAGGCACCATAAGGACGTTCACGGTCATCACCCCACCATAGATTCCATTCGTCACCACGTAACCAGAAAGCACACTAGCCATGTTCACTTCACTGAAGCATCCGGCCATGCGAAGAGCTGCAAGAGTACTCGCTATAACCGTAGCTGCTGACGTAGCGTTCGGGGTATGGTTCGGAATTGAGCAGCACGTAGGAGTGTTCAGCGGACTGTATTTCGCTACTACGACAGCTACAACAGTAGGCTACGGAGATCTTACACCAGGAGACGTCACAGGCCGGATCATCGCGCTTCTCATAATGGTCACCGTGGTACCCTTGTTCACGTCGGTATTCAGTCTTATATCGGCCGGTCTTACTATCATTCACGTGGACCGCAAGCACGAGGTGCTGAAGAAGCACATTACGGAGAGCACTAGTGGCCAGCCTGACGGCAGTACGAAAAGCCCTGGCGAATCAGATCCTCACTAATACGCTGCCTCTTCTCGCTGCCGTAGAAGCAGAGCCGTTGGACCAGATTCCTAACCTTCCGGCCGCGCTGATCTTCCCTGGCAAGCCCGTGGCTAAGTACGGCGTGACGATGGGCGAAGCACTGCCTTTTCTCGGGAGTCCCGCAGGGCGCATGATGGCGGCTACTGACTTCAACCTTCAGGTGATGATCGTCGTTTCGCAGGGATCTACCATTGAACGCGTTCAGGGCACTCTTGACCAGTTCCTCGGTTTCGAGAACATCCCCGGCCAGACAGTCAGCATTCCCACAGCCGTTGCTCTTGATCCTACGCTTGGCGGTGTAGTGTTCTACTGTGAGGCAATGCAGGTGAGCTCGTACGGGCCGATCGAGTACAACGGTAACTCCTATTTCGGCGCTCGCATCGACTTCACTATCGGAGCGTAATCGTGCGCATACTGATGGTTCATCCTGGCCCCGATTTTTCCGTAGCAGACGTCTACCGGGGCTGGGAGAGAGCGCTTCGCAAGCAGGGTCACCAGGTCATGACCTACAACACTAATGACCGGATAGGGTTTTATGCCGGAGCGCACCTGCCTGATACTAACAGCACCAGATGTGAATCATGCGATCAGTATCACTTCAAGCAGGCATTTTCGGACAGCGGTCAGCTACACCAGATGGCGCAGAAGGGCCTGTTCGAATCCGCCTACACCTTCTGGCCACAGGTCATCATCTTCGTTTCCGGGTTCTTCACGCACCCTGACATCATCAAGCTCCTGAAGTCTCGGGGCCACAAGATCGTCCTGCTGCACACTGAGTCTCCGTACCAGGACCGGGAGCAGATAGACCGGGGACAGTACGCGGACCTGAACTTGCTGAACGACCCCACTAACATTGATGCCTGGAAGAGCATCGGCCCGGCAGTTGAGTACATGCCCCACGCCTATGATCCGACAGTTCACTACCCGGCAGCCAAGCCGCGAACCTACGAGTCGGACTTCACATTCATCGGCAGCGCCTTCGAGAGCCGCCAGAAGTTTTTCAGCGAGATGGACTTCACCGGGCTGTCCGTGACCTTGGGCGGCAATCTCTGGGAACAGATTAAGCCGGAATACCAGGGGATCCTCAAGTTCCTTAAGCACCCTTCGCAGGATTGCGTGGAAAATGATGAGACGGCCCGGGTATATCGTCTGTCAAAGACTGGCATCAACTTCTACCGGCGCGAGGGCGAAGACGACTACAACGGCACAGGCTGGGCTATGGGTCCTCGTGAGATTGAAATGGCTGCCTGCGGGCTGTTCTTCCTTCGTGACCCGAGACCAGAATCTGACGAGGTATTCGGGGGCATTCTGCCGGTATTCGACGGGCCGGAAGACGCAGCAGACCAGCTTAAGTGGTGGGTTCGGCACGACGCAAAGCGTGAAGAGATGGCTAAGAAGGCACAGGCGGCTATCGCTGACCGCACTTTTGATAACCACGCCAAGCTATTCATGAAGCTACTGGAAAAGATATAGCCACTAGCATCGCTTTCGATACGCGCGTAATATAAGAGTAGGACTACTACGCCTGGGGGCGTTCCCAGGAAATGACTTGGAGGTTGTTACCTGTGAGCAGGATTCACGGTCGTAACGGTATGGTCTACCTGGGTGTCACTGGTGTGGGCAGCGGCCCTTCTTCTGTCGCTACCCAGATGATGTTCCTGGCTGACTGGACCATTAACTTTACGGTGGCCAAGGTTGACGTCACCGCAATGGGTGATCCCAACCTTATCTGGGTTGCCGGTCTGCCGGACGCTTCAGGCGATTTCACGGGATTCATGGACACCGCTAGCGCGCAGACGTACATTGCCGCGACGGACGGGCTGCCCAGAAACTTCTACCTGTACCCGTCGCTAACGGCCACGCCTAACCAGTACTTCTACGGCACCATTCTTCCGGACTATTCGGTTGCCGGTGGTGTCGCGTCGGCGGTTACGCTGAAGTCCACGTGGAATGCCGCGAGCCCGATCACACGTTACCCGCAGAGTGGTACTCCGGGCAGCTAAGCCTTTCTGTGAAGGTCTAGCCCTCAGGAATTTATTGTCCTGAGGGCTAGACTAGTTTCTGAAGTCGGGTAGGCTTATCTCCTGAACGACTATTCTTTCGTAACTAGGAGCATAAGTGTCCGAAGACGCTGGCCTTGACATTGACTTTGATGACGAGTTTGATGCCGAGCAGGCCGACATTGAAGAGCAGCAGCTTAGCCTTGCCAATCAGGAAGCCCGCAGTAAGGCCAAGGATTCTGTTTCCAGGGAAGATGACGGCCGGTACGTTGAGTTCCGTGGCGAAAAGTTCAAGCTGGACACTGCTATTTCCTTCCTTACCATGGCTGAGTGGGCGGCTTCTTCTGAGACGTCGGCTAGCTCGGGTGCCGGTATGGCCGCTACGTACAGCATTCTCGGAGACATCCTGGCTGACGGTGAAATGCACCGGTTCGTTCAGCACGCTCGTGCCACCAAGAAGGATGACATGGAGCAGGACGCTGAGGATACTATCGACTTCCTCACTGCTGCGGTTGAGGTGTTTTCCGGCCGCCCTACCGAGCCGCCCGCAGCCTTGCGTTCTACGTCGCGCGGAACTACGCGTGGATCGACGGGGCGCAGCTCAGGCACACGGGGCAGGGGCTCGAAGCGCTAACCCTACGACAGATCCTGAATGTGGGGCACTCTATCTGGCTTGAGGATCTGATAACCACCCGGCGTACGTACGAGCCTGCCGGAGGGAAGTACAGCAACACGCTTGAAGAAGACATTGAGCGCTGGGAAGAGCAAGTCGGCATCAGGCACAACCCTGAAGACGAAGCAATGGCGGCTCACAAGCGACGTCTGGAAGAGCAGGGCATTGAATGGGACGACACTCCTGTCAGTGAGATACCTGGTCTTCAGGATAAGATGGATCAGGAGATACCCGGCACCTTCATGGGCGATCCTAAAGACCCGGGCAGGAGACGCTAGTGGCTGTGGACTTTGGCAACATTGACTGGGATAACGCTGACCTGGAATGGCTGCTCAACTCCCCGGACGGTCCAGTAGGCCAGATGCTTGAGGAAATGGCCGCTAAGGCTACCGCTGTGGCACTGGCCAAGGCTCCTGTTCAGAGTCCGCGCACCTGGTCCTGGACCATGAAGGGCTCTACCTCGTACCAGCCACGCTCCGAAGGTTACCTTAAGGGCACTATCAGGCCTCACATGGGCTACACGAAAAGCGGTCAGCTATTCTCCGGCGTTAACGCTGCGTACGGCCCCACCCTTTTCCTTGAGCGCCCGGCTAAACAGATGCACCACATATACCCGTTCATGACAGAGGCTCTCTGGTCGGTTAGTATATAGTGACCGCCGTATTTTACAAGGAGGACTCGTGGCCGGACGCCTAATTGGTGACGCCTATATTGCGATCCTCCCGAACACCGATGGCTTTAATCGCAGTGTAATAGGCTCGAAGATTAAAAAAGAGCTGATAGGCCTTCGCCCTACAGTGGGCATCGGGGCGGACACTAAGTGGGCAGAAGCGCAGATCGACGCGCTGAAGAAGAAAATCCTCAGCACCCTTGGTGACATTCCC